CTTACCACTTCCTGGCCCACCTGAAAAGAAAACTGCTTTGAACGTGCCTGGGTCATACACACCTTCTGTAATCAAATCTTCATACATGTATGCAGGTAGTGTACCTTCTGCAATACCCATTCCTTTTCTTACTGCTTTGTAAAGTGATTCTTTATCTTTCTTGTTTCTTGTTGGAACACCTTCTGCAAACTCATCATATCTTCCGTCTTGTGCAAGACCTCTAAGTTTTGATGCACTCATTCCACTAGTGTCATCTGCATCGGGGTCTCTCTCTCCTGCAGATACAACAAGAATGTCATCAAACTTATAATATCCATGTCGTGCTTTGACTCCGTTATACTTTTTCAATAACATTTCAAACTCTCTGATTCTATCTGAACCAACTACCATTTTAATTTTGTTGTACTTTTGTTTGTGTAGTTCTACTGCAATTTCAAATACAGTTCGTGTTTGTGAGTCAACAATTATCCTACCAAAGAACTTTCTTAAAAACTTAATCTTATCTTTATGAGTTAGAGGATTTTTCTTTGTATCAGTTGAATGTGATGTAAAAATTAAAGGAGTATATCCAGCAGATTCTTGTTTGAGTTTGTCTACTAACTTAGCATGACCTGTTGTAGGTGGATTGAATCTTCCAAATGAAAACACTGCACCTTTATCTTTTGCTTCTGTTAGGAACTTATTAAACGTTTTCATTAGGTATTATCCTGTATTTAAGTAAAGGTTTTCCATTGATTGTAATGTCTCCCTTTTCATTCTTACCAATATCTTTAACAACAACTTTCTTGTTCTTAAACTTACCACCAAGTATAGTATCACCTATATTTATAGGAACTCTAATATCTTCATTGAACTGACTAAATGTTTTCATTACTTATCCCAGTCCTTTGCAACAGTAAAGTTATTGAATGCAAATTCCATTCTATCTACGAGTTTTACTGCTTTACCATTAGTATCAATTGCAACATAACCTTCGGGGTTTACCGTTTCAAATCCTGTTGCAGTCTTCTTAAAAGTACCGATTGATTTGACTCTGTTTAATGCATTGATAATAAGTTGTTTTGATATCACTAATCCATTCATGAATTTAGTTAATGCTTCTATAGTTGTTTTAAGACCTCTAAGTTCTGCATAGACTTGTTCACCAATCTCTTGTTTGATTTGTTTAGTCTTTTCCATCTTAACCTTTGCAACTACTTTATCTCTCCAGTAGTTTTCAAAGTGTTTTAGATATCCCTCATAGGTTGGGTTAAATTTTCCTTGTCTGATTTGTGAATTACAGTATGTCTTATAAGATGCACCAGCACCTTTTGCATTAATCATCTCTTGCACTTTTTGAAATTTAACTAAGTTCGGTTTTGTAATCTTATGGAATTGTTTACCTGTTGCACTTAGTGTTTGTGTTAACTTTAATGTTTCCTTTGCAGTCATCGAACCTTTACCACTGACATCTTTATATGATGCATCATCTACCCATACATCACTGCTCTTACCTAACTTAGATGTATCTGCACCGAATGATGCACTTAGTGTTTCAATACTAGTCCCCGAGTAAGTTGTGTGAAATACTATTCCTAGTTTTGCACGGTCAATTTCTTTACCCACATCAGAATCTTTCTGAACTGCATATAGAATAGTGTTTGGTTGGAATGTGATGAAATCTTCACCATCAATGGTCTTGCTATCTTTATCATCAGTGAACATTAAATCACCCTGTAAGATATCAGAAAATGATAGTGCAGACAAATACTTGTATGAGTCTAAAAACTTAGATTCTAATGCACCACTTAGTTCGGGTGCATCTTTAATTTGTTGTTCTGAAGTATAGAACTTAGGTTCTTTATTGAATAGAGATTTCTTTGCAACAAAGAATTGATTGGTTTCGGGGTGTTTACCACAAAAGATTGCTGGAGCTCCATCCCACTTAACAGTCATATTAACACTCTTTTTAGAGTTTCCCTTCATCATGTCTCTAAGACCCTGTAAGAAGTTTATAGCTGCACGACCACCATCAATACCATTGTTGATGATTTCGTCTTCTAAGTGTTCTAAATGTAGATTTTTAACTGCCATATAGTAAATTATACACGAAAATGTGTATCCTGTCTACTATTTATAAGATTTGTAAGGGTAGTATTAAGAGCTTACGTTGTCCGTCATATGAGCAATTTGTGTAGTAAGCTCATCAATTTTGGTTTGAATATTACTTAGATGTGTAGAAGTTGGTTTACATGTTCCGTTTGGATGAACAACTCCATTTACTACTTCGTTCCAAACATTATATCCTGTAGATTCATCACCCGAACCATCAACATATGCTATTGCATTTGGGTTATCAGTTCTCCACTGAGTGTAATATGCAAGTCTACCTTCTCCTGTAAAACTGCCTGATGCAGGAAACTGTCTTTCACCATCAGCATCTGTTTGTGGGATTAGTGCAAGGTTATATGTTTTATTAACATTACTATGCCAATCATGTAATTCCTGTAAATAACTTTTTTCTTCTGTTAATTTATCAATTGATGCTTGTGGGTATGTTTCTGAATTTGGCATAAGTCCTCTAAGTGTAAGTTTATGTACCTATATTTATACTTTTGCTAGTGGTTGAGACAAGAGTTTATCTTCTATTTTTGCAATTTTTTTAACAATTTTTTCACTTTCGTCTAACTGTTTTGTTTTCTTTGCAATACGAAGTTCCTTTTTAAGCTTAATTTTATCTTGAATTAACTCAATAACATCATTACTGTTCATCTTCTTCTTCATAATAACATATCTATTTAGTGCATTTATTCTACCTTAAATGAACTATAATCTCTTCTTTGACCATCATTCCTTCCTCTATCTGCAACTGGAATAGAATCATCAATACCAGTGGTGTTTTCATATAACTCTTCTTGTGCTTCTTGTTCACAATCATAGAGTTTCATACGACTTCTGTCGACACCTATGACAAACCTTTTGAATACAGTTGGGTCATTGTATCTATTCTTTAACTGTTTCACTACCATTTGGTCTAACTCTTCTAGTTCTTCTGAAGATATCAATGCAAACATAAAGTCTGCAGTTGCAGGCAATCCAAAGGACTCTGAAGTATCCGTAAGTTCTACATCTGTTGAACCATATCCACTACGTGTCGTTTGAGTTGCACTCATAATAGGTACATCAAACTCCACTGCAAGTCCTCTAAGTTCTTCTGCAATAGATTTGATAAGAGTATAAGAGTTTGCACCACTTCCTGGCTTAACTCTTGCACTTGCACATATGTTTAGATAGTCAATGTAAATCATATCGGGTTTGAAATCTTTCTTAATATTAAGTTCTTGTAATAGATGTCTGAAGTGTCCTACGTGTGCTGATGCAGTAGGATATTCCTTTACAATAAGTTTACCCTTTGTCTTCTCTGCAATTTTATCAATCTTCTTGTCAAAGAGTTTCTTAGATAAGTCGGGTAAATCTTTCATAGGAATGTTCAATGTGTTTGCATCTATCCTTTCTGCAATCCTTTCCTCTGACATTTCAAGTGTAATGTAAAGTACATTCTTGTTCATCATCAAATGACTTGATGCCATATGACACATGAATAATGATTTACCAACACCTGTTCCTGCAAGACATATGTTTAGAGTCTTGTTGGGCAAACCACCTTTAGTAATCTTATTAAAGTATTCTAGGTCAAATGGAAGTTTTTCTTCTTCCGTATGATAAAAATCAAATCTCTCATCTGAATTTTCAATAAAATCATGACCTATATTGGTGTCAAAAGACACCGAAAGTGCATCCTTTAAAAGTTCGGGTATCTCACCTGTTGAACGTTGAGAGGTTTTATCTATGACTTCAATGGAATCCATGACTGCAATATAGATTGCTCTATCTTTGCACCATTGTTCACATTCGTCAACCAACCAATCTTGAGGGGTTTCCTCCGTCTTAGTTCCAAAACTGTTTACTATAGATTTTGACCCTTTCAATACACTCTCGTTTAACGATGTGTTATTGTCTAGGTTAATGAGAAGTGCTTCTACAGTTGGGGTTTTGGTGTATTTTTCAAAGTATGAATATACTTCTTGAAATACAGTTCTCTCATCATTCTCGGTGAAATACTCTCCTTTTAGAAAAGGAAGCACCTTCCGTGAAAAAGTATCACTCTGAATCAGATTCTTCAGTATCGTCTGTTCTATTCTCTGTTCCATATTTGAAATATTCCTGTGCATGTGTTTCTAATTGTTCCATCACATCGGGTGTGAAGTATTTTTCGGGGTTATTGTTAATTGTCTTACCAAATTCTGTTTTACCATTTGGTAGTTTAACTCTTGTAGATGATTTCTCAAATACTCCGAATGCAAGTGCCATGTCTAATAGACCATAGTACCTGTCCAGTCCTTTGTCGTATGATAATCTAACATCAACCACTCTGTTCTCAACAGTCAATCTTGACTTTGCATTTTTACAGTGAATGATATTACCAACGATTTCTGTACCTTCCTTTTCTTTTCTCTTAGAGAGATAGACGATAGATGAGGCTGCATATTTCAGACCACTTCCACCACCCATTTCTTTTTGAGGGAACATAGAACCAATCACATCATATGTATGATTAGTCACAATCATAGGAACTCCGACCCTACCTAATTTCAATGTCAATACTCTAAATGCACCTTTAGTGATTTGAGCACGAGTCATATCTTTAGTTTCTTTACCTTCTGCAGTGTCTTCAATTTCTTTGGTTGTTGATAACATACCAAGTGAATCTAAACAGAACATCATAGGTGGTCGTTTTTCTTTTGGGGTTTCTGCATACTTATCCAGTATACTGATTGCTTGATTTCTGAACTCTTGCACGGTCACAACAGGAACGATAACAACTCTTGATGAGTCTATTCCTCTTGATTCAATCATATCTTTCGATATTGCAGATTCAGATTCAAAGTAAATTACTGCGGCATCCTTATTGTCTTCTAGGAATTGTTTGACCATACCTAGTGCAAAAAAGGTTTTACCTGTTGCAGATTCACCTGCAATTGCTGTAATTTTGTTTGAGGGAAGTCCACCATATAGTGAACCACTTAATAGTGCATTGAAGATATGAGAACCCGTATCAATAAACGAATCTACATCTCCAGCTGCAACACCATCAGAAACTATATTTGCATATTCGTTTCCCGATGCTTTTACTAAATCTTTTAAAAATGACATAACACTTCTCCTAATGTATACATCTATTATACACATAGGTAGTGGTTTTGTAAATAGGGTTTTAGTCTTTTTTGTGGTCTTCTATGCAGTCAAACTTAATGTGTTCTTCCATCATAGTTTTGATTTGTTTGATTTGCATTTCCATCATGATAATGAATCCAAAGATGGTAGCAATTGATATAATATAGAAACAATCTATTGCAGATAAAATCATTTGGACACCTTATCTATCTGTTCTTGAGTGACATACCCAGTCTCCATAACAACCTTTCTATTGTCTAAGTGTTGTTGTTCAACTAAGTCTTTGTTCTCTCCAGTGTAAGGAACTGCGTGACAATCATCAATCATTTGTTGATTGACATTGACTTCAGTTTCAAAGGTCGGATGTCCTGTATTATTGTGAATATAGATTTCACCAAGGATTCTTCCGAACTTTCCTTTATCGTGTGAAATGAGGGAAATAGATTCTGCACTTTCTAATAGTTTCTTTAAGTGTTTCTTAGATGCTTTGCCAAAAAGTTTTTCTACTTTATCTCTAGTTCTAGATTCGGGTGTATCAATTCCCATCATACGCACTCTTTGTTTTTTGTAAGACATACCAAAACCTAAATCGATATCCACGTCAATCGTGTCACCGTCTACTACTTTCACTACTGATACTTTATATTGATACATAGTCTTATTTATCCGAAAAATGAATCTAAGGATGCAACTGGTTCAACATTCCAACCAATTTTACTGATAACTGCAGTCAACGGTTCTATAAATGATTTATCAAACTGCTTATCGTAATCGATATAGTTCTGTAGGTCAAATTCTTTTGGTAGAACATTTGAGTATGATATTACATTCTCATTCATCTTGTTGGGTAGTTTGAGATAGGTAAAGAGAATCTTATTTCCACTTCGGATATTCTCATATCGTTTATCTATGTTTAGTTTCTTAAGTTGGTGATTGTAAAGTAAAGCACCTCTTACATGTATGGGTGTTCCCTTGGAGTAGATTGATGTTGGGTCTGAATACTGTTCAAGATTATTACAACCTCTTGGTGAACTCATCTTCTCAACTGGAAGGTTTCTAAAATCCTTTCGTGCAGTCTCTACGAAATCCCATAGTTCCTGTTCTGTTCCATTCATAACAACTTTGAATGCATCAGTAAGTCTGCCTCTGACCCATTCGGGTGTAGAAGATTTTGCAGTCTCAATACCCATCATTTTTAGTTTAGGTGTTTCATATCTCACACCTTCAGAGTCAAATACATTTAGAATGTATCTTTTCTTTGCAGTCCAAATACCTCTGTCTGCAATTACCTCACGACCCATTTCCATCTTCTGTTGGAATGCGTTAGTGTATTCTGCAAGTTCATCATAACCTTTAGATAATATACTTTCTACTTTCTCTCTTCCGATAGTGTCAAGAAAGTTGATAATTTTGTCTTTGTCGGTATCTTTGGGAAACACTTGTGACACTAGTTTATCAAAAGTTATGTAAACTGAATCTGTATCCATTGCAATCACATAATCTTCATCATCAGTTTTAAGGACATTATTCATCCAAGTGTTAATAGTTTTCTCTGCAACCTTAATAACCAACTGACCCGACATGGTAATTGCTTCTGCAAGGTTTGGGTCAAAGAATGCAAAGTATTGATTTGCAAGAGCCCCGTATGCAGAGTTAAGTGCAATCTTACGAACCTGTTGATTGTTGTATGCACGTTTGATAAGACTCTCTAATTCTTTCTTTCGTTTAGGGTCTTTACAAACTTCTTTCTCTTGTTGATATGCAATCATTTTCTTCTTCCACATCTTACGTTCATCATAGAATGTTTCCATGAGTTCGGGAAGGAATCCTTGCTTATCACGTTTGAACATAACACCGTTAGGTGCAACTGTTCTATTAGACCTCTTAAGTGAGGATAGGTCTGATTCACCATCAAGCATATTCTGAATGGACACATCCATTCTCTGACCACCTTTGATTATTGTCTCGGGTGATATATTAAACTGCATAATTAAATGTGGATAGAGTGAGTTCAAGTCAAATGACATGACCCAATCATGTTTCCCTACGAGAGGTTCCTTTACATATGCACCAACAATTGAATGTGTTTTAGTCTGTTTTAATTTTTGTGGTGGTGTTTGAATATTCTGTTTCTTAAGGAAGTTGTATATAATAGTTTCCCAGTACTTTACCATCCCAAAAGTATCAGAGTAATTACACTTGGCATCATATGACATTGTCATAGTTAATTCTAATAGACCAAGTTTCTCTTCCAAGTCTTCTACAAGAACAACATCCTGTACATTGTATGCAAGATACTTGGAATAGTCATTTTTGTAAAGACCATGTAGTGAACCATGTTCTGAATAATCTAACTTTGCTTTACCTAGTTCAACATGAGATATATGATTCAATGAATATGATTCTTGATTAACAAAAGTTCTCTTCTGATACAATTCCATATAGTCAATAACATTGACTCCATATAAAGTATACTTCTGATTCTTCTGATATCCATAAGAAGTGAACTCTCTAAAATCAGACATGTTCCATGGGGATAATCTTTTGTGTTGGTCTTCACCAAACAACCTATCAATACGATTACAAAGATATGTGATATCAAATGAATCTACATTCCAACCAGTAATAATATCATAGGATGCTTTCCTCCAGTGTTTGATGAACTCCTCTAATAGGTGTGCCTCATCTTTACACTCATAGTAAACAACATTACTAGGACATTCATCCCAACGACCAATACCAAATGTGTGAGCATTATGTCTGAATGGTTTGATTGTTATTGCATTGACTTTCTCTTGTGCAAGTGTTGGTTCGGGAAATCCGTTTTCTGATTCACACTCAATATCAAGTGTTGCAATTTTTACTTTGGTATAATCCCACTCGACTTCTGTTGGCCACTTATCTGCAATGTAGGTATAGATGTATCTATCGTATCCATGGATATCAAATCCTTGTGTCCCTGCATACTGTTCTCTAAACTTTCTTGCACCACCCATTGAGTTGAGTTCAACGACTTCAAGTGGTCTACCATCTAAGGACTTGTAAGCAGTGTCCCCTTTTTTAGATTGCACAAAGTGTTTAGGTCTGTATGAGACCGATAGTTTTTGTTTTTTGTTTCCTTGATATCCAGTGACTAGAATTTTGTCACGGGTTCTGCAGACATTAGTGTAGAAATCCATGTAGTAATTATACTATACGGATACTATTCTGTCAATGTAGTTTGAGGTTTTTGAGTTAAAATAGTTTGGACTGCATCGTACTTTTCCTTTGCAGTTGCATATTTTTCTACTTGAGTATCAAGTGCTTCTGCAACATCGGGATGTTCTCCTATACCTGCAGGATTGTTTTGGTAAACTTTAATGTTTGCCAGTGCAATATCCATTTGACCTTGATATTGTGATTGTAATGCTTTTAATAATGTTTCTCTACTCATGATGTTGGTGCTGGTTGTGGTGGGGTTATAGGTGTATGTGTAATACCTCTTGTGTTAAGTTCTGCATCAATAGTGTTATATGCAGATACTAAATCTGAATCTGATGAGATATCTTCAGAATCACATAACTCTAAAAAATGTTTTAGTTGGGCATTCACATTATCTAAATCGTCTGTCTCATCTATTAGAGATAACCAATTAGTTCTGTTATCTGATAATAATGTTAAATTGCTCATCTTTTGTTATTACCTGTTCCTACTTTATAGTTTGTTAATAATTGGGGTTTAACATCAAACACTGTGACTATATCTTTCTTATATAGTTTAAATTCATATTTCATTGCAAAAGGAATCCAGTCAGCAAGTAATACTTCCATCCTACCTTCGTCAACATTAATAACACATTGTTGTGGTTCTATAATAGTCATATTACCAAAGAAATCTGTCTTTACTTGACCCATGATTATATCACCACCAAGTAATTTTACTGCTTTAATATTATCCACAGTTTCTTACCATCTCTTGTAGTTCAACACTTCGTCTTCCGACCTGTCCAAACCACTTGGAGTCTTCCATTTCAACTGCAACTTTTTCCCAGTCACATGCAACAACACCTTTCCACATGTTATTAAACTTACCGAATCTTGTTCCACCTAAGTTGAATGTCATGTTGACTAAAACGTGTTGAATGTCTTCGGGTAATGCATAGAAATCTTCTCCACCTTTTGATTCAAATACATGAATAGTTTCTTCGACATGTTTGTCAAAGTCTGCTTCGTAATATGCATCAACCGTTTCTTGACTTACTGGAGTTCCAGCAGGTTGTCCGTGTTCTGCATCACCTTCTTTGATTAGATGTCCAACACCTAGTGTTAAATATCCTAGTGAATCTGCATAAACTTCAAGGACTTCTCCCTCGTGTCTCTTAATCTGTTCCTTTAGTATCTCTTTGTTCATTCTCTTTCCTTATTTGTTCCTGCATGACTTCGACTAGAATATCACCCATTAGTGTATTTAATTCCTTATTATTTAGTAAATCTGTAAGTGCTTCTTCTGAGTTTTCAGCCCCATTTGGTAATCTTCTTATGGTTCTTTCAAAGTTTAAATGGGGTTTGCCGTCTTCCATGTGAACCTTTCCATATTGATAAACTAAACCATCCCATTCACCACCAGTAAGTTCTATCCCTGCATCTTCTTGATGGGGATTTTCTACAACTCTGTAAACTTTACTGTTGAATAGTTCGGACATTTTAACTTAAGAAAGTATCTAAACTACCATGTTTATCTCTATGATGATGCCCAATAGGATTCTCTGTTTTACCTCTTACACCTTTTGTTGCAACATCACTTCCACAATATGCAACACAAGTATGTCTAACACCTGTTCCTTCTATTTGGGTGACTCCATGTATTTCATTTGAGTCTGCAATAATTACATCACCATCGTCAGCATCAATTCCTATACCATATCTTGGGAATGATAAGTATGCACCTTTGTAATCTCCACAACGGAATACACACATGGTTGTCATACCAAAATCTAAATCATCACCATCAACATGTGCAGACATTTTTCCTGCACCTTCGACATATGAATATTTGTTTGCAGATATAGAAGTAAACGGAGCTCCCTTTAATGTGTATTGTGGGTCAACACATTCATCACAAAATTCTCTTTGTTTTCTCCATACCTCTGGCGCACCTTTCTTTAATGCAATCTCATTTAGTAATGCTATATCCTGCATACTTTCCCACTTTTCTCTGTTTCTTGCAAGTTTAGACCAACCACTAAGTCCAATCATTCCTGTAAATCTTCCTCTCTTATGTCCCATAAAAATAGAATGAATAGGATTTGCTTCTGCAATACGATTAAACTGACCATTTTTCTTTATAGGATAATATGAATTTGGTGTTCTCATTTTATAATGAACTCCTTCAATCAATCCTTTCTTTTTCATTTCCTCATGGTCAATGGGGCCAGCTGCATTTGCACGAAGTGTAGATACTTCTTCTATGGATTGAACTGTTTCTCTAAGTTCTTCTAACTTATCACCAGTGTACACACCTTTAACAATACATGCTAGTAATGGTGGTTCTTCTCCAAGGGTTGATACTGGTTTATAAATCTTAGTTAGTTCATCTGTTGTTCCTACAGTAGAAACTAAATCAGTAATCTCACTTCCATCTAACCACTGTCCATTGTATTTTTCTTTAGTCCATGCAAAACCATGGTCTACCTTTGGGGTGTGCGTTCTAATTGACATTGTACTTCTCCAATATATTTGTATTAACACTTTCTACAAGTGTTCTTAAGCATAGAGGTGCAACCATTAATCCTATCCTTGCACCTTTATCATTATAATCTCCTGTTGATTTGTAATCATCGGGTAAAGTCATAATTCTTTGTAATTCTTTTGGAGTATATATTCTCTCTCCACTTGGATGGAAATGATTACCACCCATAAATTTTGGTTGACATCCTTGTTCAGTTAAAGAATGTGCAGCTTGTTCCCATGGAACAATTCTTGACATGTAGTATGAATGTTTCTCATCTTCGGGGTCTATGATTCCATTTTTGATTTGTGTCTTAAACCATGGGCCAACGATATCATCCCCAATACTTATAACTTTATCTCTGTCATTGATTCCTCTCATTCCTAAACATGGGCCAGAGTTTGGAAAGTCGGGATGAGTTTCAAATCCAAAAACCCAATGGGATTTGGAAGATGTTCTCATTGCTTCCTCTAAGTAAGTTGCATCTACTATATTCTCTTCATCATCTTGTAGGTCTTCAATTGCATCTCTTACAGTCCATTCCTTTTCAGATGGTTCGGGAAATACACTTCCTAATACCATCCATGGCATTCCTATTTTATCTAAAACATCATTACGAACTGCAAGTATAAATGTTCTTTCTCTTTTTTGTGGGACTCCATGTTCTTGTCCTTTCATAACTTTATACACTGCAGAATATCCTTCTGCTTCAAAGTCTTGAATCATTCTGATTAGATGGTCTTTTGCATAATCCATTGTAAGACCCTTTACGTTTTCACATATAACAACTTTAGGTTTTAGTTCTCCAGTAATTCTAATTACTTCCCAAGTCAAATCTTCAATGTTAGTTTGTTTCATTCCATATGCAATCTTTTCTTTGTTCCAACCTTCACGTTTAGAACCTGCCATAGAGAATGGTGGACAAGGAGGACTTGCATCTAAGATATCAATCTCTCCAACTTCAAGTCCACTAAGTTCCATAATACTCTTACCCGTGACTTCTTTAATGTCTTTGCATTCATGAATTGTATTGGGAAAATTTTGAAGGTAAGTATCAACATGTAGTTGTTGAAACTCATTCATATATCTACAGTCTCCACCTTCAAGTTTATAAGCACAAGAAGAACCTCCACCACCAGCAAAGAAAGTTATATAATTAAACTTCTTTTGTGCAGAGTTTTCTTCTAAGTCTTTAAGAGTATATCTGAAATATTCGTTCATTACAATGTATTTAGCACATTCTCGGGTGAGGAAACTTCATAAGGGTCGGATTCGACATTATCACCGAAACCTTCTTCTATGAACATTTTTTCTACTTTGCCATCATTAATCACTAATGCATATCTCCAAGACCTGTATCCAAATCCTAGATTAGATTTTTTACATTCTGCACCAATCATATGAGTGAACTCTCCATTCCCATCGGGAAGTGGAAAAATATTAGTAATGTTTTGTGATTCAAACCATGAGTTCATTACAAATGAATCGTTTACAGATAAACAATATATCTCATCAATTCCCTTTTCTTGGAACTCTGCAAACTTTTCTTCAAAGCCAGGCAATTGTTGTGTTGAACATGTTGGTGTGAATGCGCCAGGCAATGCAAATAGTATTACTCTTTTACCTGCAAATTGTTCCTTTGTGTTTAGTTTAACAAACTCACCATCAACTCTTATTGTTAAGTCTACGTTAGGAACCTCTTGTCCTTCAACTAAAGGTAGACCCATATGTACTTCTTCCATTTTTTTCTCCATAATATATAAAAAGATACACCCATTATATTACAAATAGGTGTATCTGTATAGATGGTTTTTAAGAAATTTTGATTTCTTGAGGTTTGTCTTCCTCGGGTATTATTCTTTCAAGTGAAATCTTCAGAATACCATCTTTCATATCTGCACCATTGACGACAATATCGTCTGCTAGTGTAAATTTTCTAGTAAAGTTTCTTGAAGAGAGTCCTTGATGAACAAACTCTTTACTATCATTCTTTTCCTGTTCACCTTTTATGATAAGAACTTCTTTCTCTTTTGAGATTGAAACTTCTTTCTTAGTGAAACCAGCAACTGCAATTTCGATTACAAAGTTTTCTGCATCGACTTTTACAATATTGTAAGGTGGATAGTTTACATTAGAATGTGTATCAGCACGTTCTAATAGTTGTAGAGTTCTGTCGAACCCGATTGCGAATGGGAATGATTTCCCGAAGACATCGTCATAGATAGTCATAGTTTTCTCCTTTATTAAGCAAGTTTATAATGTGCAACCTCTAA